TCGGGTGTATTCCGTGCGGCGGTCAGCGCTGTGGCTTTTGCGTCATTGATCAGCAAAAGACCAACAGTCGATGCCAGGAGCAGAGCCACAATCATGTAACCTACTTTTCGCATTTTACTGCCTTTCGTCTTTGTTGTTTTCCTACTTGCCAGCCTTGGCCTTGGCGTCAAGTCGAGCGGCTTTCAGCTTTGCAGCATCTTTGCCGGTAGACCTGGCGTATTCTTCAATGCCCCGTTCCTCTTCTGCTGACAGCGCGGACACAGACTCCGAATCACCCGATGCGTCGAACTCGGCGGCAGAGGCCCCTACAGACTGACTTCCCTGCTCTGCTCGCAATCTCTCGTTCTCGGCCTTCAGCTCCTTGTTGTGTTCAACTGTCGCAGCTTCCAGACTCATGCCCTGTGCGTAGAACCGTGCGGCCGCATCGTTGCCGAACCTTTCGACAAACTCAACGAACACGGCCCGATCAGCGGGCTGGCTCTCGTCAACGGGTTCTCCATCAGCAAGTTGTGACTCGCTATCCTCGTTATGCTCGTCCTCGCTGCCCGCTTCAGCACTGAGGGTTTCCGCATCATTTCCGCCACCGTCACCAGTCTCCGCATCCGCTGACAGCTCGGCCGCTTCTCTGTCTTCATGTTCCTCGGCCTCCCCTGACTGCTCCGCATCCAACTGCCTATCGTTCTTCATGTCGATTTGCTCCCTGTTTATGATTTCGATTTCAGTTTCTTCTGGTTCGTTGTTTGTAAACATCGTTGAGGTGTTCGCGTCGGAGCCCGTCGGACATACGGCAACGCGGACAAGTGGCCACTCCCGAAAGATCGTGGCCGGCCCGTTGATTGTGCGCCCGTTAACCTCGGCGCTTTCGCCTGCGTCAAGCTCTTCGATCTTCAAGTCTCCTGGCATCCTGCTCGAAAACTGTATCGACGCCTCGAACGGAATGCCCGCCCTCGACTGCGCCAGGATCTCGCTTGCCTTGTCACCCTCACTCGTCGGCGTGATCGACCCACCAAGGACCAGGTTGCCGTCTTCAATCTCAAATTTGTTGGCATACCCGACGAGCGTCTGGGGGTCGTGCATCCAGTCAACAGCTATGCGACCGCCCGACAGCTTCATTCCTTCCATGTCATGAACTGCCTGCCCGAAAAACCAATGGTCTATCGGATCGCCCGAACGCGCCACCATGCGAAACGGCATGAAGCGGCTCGTCTTCTCTTCGTCAATGCCCTCTTTCGGGGCCAACTCAAACGCGCCGCACATCTTCAGGGCGTTCGATGGTACTTTCTTTTTCATTGCGTCTCCTAGTTGTCCACCAATACCAGATCAAAGCCCGCTGAAATATCAAGGTCCGTTGTGCTGCCTATTGCCTGTATTTTTACAATCGCAGGCCCAACAATCTTGAAGTACGGGTTAAAGCAGTGTTGAAAGAGCGAAGATCCAACCGTTTGCAAGCCTTGTGTCTGCTTCACCAGAAACGCAGGCAAAGATGCGTCTGGCTCTGGATTGACTTGCAGTGATATGTCGGCCAGCGCAGCCGCCCCGCCCGATCGGTTGAAACTGCTATAATAGCATGTCATGTATGCCGTCTGACTGCTCGGGATTCCATATATAGCCATTTGTGTCTGGCCTTCCCCTGCGAGAATCATTGCAGTAAGCGTGTCATCGGATGCCGCTGTGGCTGTGATGTTGCCCACGTTGTTGGTCGTGCCCTTGGTTAACACCTTCATTCGATGCAAGATCACATAGGCGTTGGTGGTCGAAACCACATTCGTACCCAACATTGTAATGGTTTCGCTGACTTCTGCGTTTGCCCAGTTCGTCAGGCCATACACTTGCAGCGTCCGCGCACCTGCTGCGCTGTTGCTGTCTGCGGCAACCGTTGATGCTATGTTGTGAATCCTCGCCGCTGTTGGCGCAATCCATATGTCTTGATCCGTAGTGGAATTGGCGCCATCCCAAATGTCAGTGATGACCGCATCGACGTTCTTGCTTCGGCCAAACTTATTCACGCCGCTCTGGCCCGTCATCAATCCGGCGGGAACGGCCATGCGACTATCGAGAATAATCACTCTGTTGGTGACATTCACGTCAGGCCGATTCGTAACACTGAGAGTCCCGCCATCAATGTTCACCGCTGGATCGTTTGTAATTGCAACCGTCCCGCCATCAACGTTCACCGCTGGATCATTTGTGACCGATACCGTGCTGCCATATGACCGACCCTGCGCAAACACAATGGCCGGCACCAGTGCTATCAATGCCGCATAAACAAAACGCTTCATTCTTCGCTGTCCTCTTCCTGCTCGTCAGGTTCGTCCTCAGAGTCTTCGGGTTCTGCTTCGTCGCCCGATGTCGAAACCTGACCGGGCTGTCCAATCATGAGAGATACGCCTGCCTCCTCTGCCAGCGACGCCTCTCTCGCCAACTGATCAACAAGATCAGCGAAGTCGGTGCCGTCGCCCGTCTCGTCAAGTATCTGCTGGCGCGACGCAAGTCCCAATGCAATGGCCTGACCCTGCGCGTTAACCTCTTTTACTGGATCAATGTATGGCCAGCCAGGAGTCACCCAACGATGCGCCCACGCTTTCTTCTGTTCAGTCAAGGCTTTAGGGGGTTTCAGTCCGTTGTATGCTATCTCTCTGGCCAGCCAAAACTCGAAAGCGTCTGTACTTGGCCGCTTCATATCTGCCTGGTCAATGCGCCACCGTTTCTTGGCAAGCTCGAGAATTGAGCGGCCACCCGAATACGACACGTTGGACCAGTCCAGCAACAGCACCTCAAGCGGCAACCCTATGCCCGTGCCTATCAGCCTAAGCATGAAATTGATATACGGCGACCACTCGGAATTAGGGCTTTTAGATTCCATTACTTCAGCGTTTTCGCCCTCGGACAAGTTGAGATTCATGCCAGGAACCATCGAAACGTGCTTCCGCGACTTGCCGTCTTCAGCCTCTTTGCTCTCCTCAAGCGCCGACCCGAATAAGCTCCCACCCTCGGATATGTCGGCGAAAAACTTGATTCCCATAAATGACTCGTTCTTGACCTTCTGCAACATGGCGTCAAGGATCTGTTCCAGGTCCGCTATGGCATTTATGGCTTGCAAAAACCTAGACACGCCGCGCTCTCGCTCGGCCCGCTCCTGCGGGAAGTAAGGGAAAAATATAAAATCATCGGCGGGATAGCGCTTGCTCCGCCGCTTCTTGGCCGCTTCGTCCAGTGCTTTCTGGTTGGCCGCTTCGATCCTGTTAGTCACCAGGAACACCTTTGGCCTGCCAACCTTGTCGTATATGATGCCGGTATGCGCGGGGTCTGACTGCTTGGCTATCCTGTCGCTTTCAATAGTCTGTAGATATGTCCTGACGCCGCCGCCGAACTTGCCGCCATCGACCTTTATGATACCCACGTCGCCGTCAATAAAACGACGCGAATACCACATGCGCTGCAACTGGCCCCAGGTTCTCATGCCTCGTATGTCGAGTTTGTCCTTGGCCATGTTCCAACGGGCCTCGACCTCTTTGTCGTATTTGCTGTCGCCAGTTATCATGGACAGCTTGAAACCCTCCCCCACGACATTGGCCGCCATGGTCGATACCATACCAGACACAATAGGGCTTTCTTCAACCTTTTGCCTTGCCTGTGCCATTACAGACTGGCGGTCGCGCTCGCACATGTCCCGCTTGGCGCGGCCTGGTGTTGTCCAACCGCGCGGCCGCTTCCTGCCGCCCTGCACAGCCTTGTTCAGATGCAGGGCATAGGCGTCGTCTTTAATCTTCTGTAGTTTGAGCTTAGACAGTTCGGCCTGTTTCCGCGCATTGTCCAGTTGGTCGTCAAGTGTTGCCATTAGTCGCCCCATTCGTCAGACTCTGTCGAGCCGCCAGCAGCGCGTGAAAAGTCAGAAACGCTCGAAATGCCGTCAGACTTGCGATTGGTCTCGCGTATGATCTCTTTCCGCAATGCCCTTAGTTCTGGCAGGTTGGCTCGCGTCAAGGTCAGTCCTGCGCGTGAATAGCTTTGGCCTGTAAGCAGTATCTTTCGGATCGCCTGGTTTATCTCGCCTAGTGTCAATTCCGCTGTTGAAACTGCCATACTATCTCCTGTCCAACAAAAAACGCGCCGTAAGGTGGTAAGCCCTTACCGGCGCGTAGTGTTTCACTCAAGGGCGGGGATCAATCGCCCTTGTTATGTTGGTAAATTATTTCTTCGGCGCTCTCGCTCTGGATTTCTTTGACCGTTTAACAACCGAACACGCTAGACACTTGACGTATCGGCCCTGTGTTCCTGGTCCCGTCGAGTAGTCGACCATGGCCGTATTGCACTTCGGACATGCCTGCACCTCTTCCACAGGCTCTCCTGCTTTGGGTTCGGCGTCGGCGTCGGGCGCAACAGGCTCTTCTGCTTTGGGTTCGGCGTCGGTCTTCTTCTTGGCTGCCATGTTATCTCCTTGAAATGCTTCTGTGGCCTATGGTGTAAGATTATATGCTAAACATGATCACTATTGCAAGCTGGAAGTGATAAAAAATGACATGTTGCTACCAATCGCCGCCACTACGACTGGCACGGGCTGACTGGAATCGCCTGCACTTGGGGCATTCGTGGCCTTTCTGGCGCGGTTTAGGCGTCATGGGTTTATGGCCACAATTCCGGCAGGCCACCGCCGGCTCGGTGCTGGCTTGTGGATCTGGCTCTGGCGGCTCGGGTTCGGACTCTTTGACGGGTTCGGCCTTGGCGGCGCCTTTCGGTCGCAGTGCTGCAAGTTGGTTCGTCATCATATGCCGATACGCAAAAGAATACTGTGCGGTATCAAAGTAATCATTGGGGCCAACCTTCTCCCAGAACGTGCCAACCTGACCAAACCTGTCCGGCTTTGTCTCCTGTTTAACCTCGCCGCACAGTTGCTTGATATAATTCTCGTCCCTGATAATGCCATTATGAAACCAGACCGATACAGTACCCTTGTCGTTGAGCGCCCTTGCGAACTGGTCTTTGAACTCCGATGGGTGTATGTGAACCAGTGTTAGCTTTTGACGGCCGCCAAACATCTTGCCACCAGGAAAGCTCTTAACCTCTCTCGGAATTATAAACTCCGACGGCTTGAAGTCTACACCATGCAAGCCAACTATCGGGACAATACGCCGGTCGGCCAGACATGCGGTATATATCTCCGTGGTTCGGTAGGCGGCATCGCACAGTGCATAGGGTACGCTATACTCTTTGCCGGCCGCGTCAAAGTACGTCCGCTTCAGTAGGTCGTCAGTAATCGCCTCTGGTCCTGGTAGCTGGCCGTGGTCTATCAGATACTGGTCAGAATAGCCAAGCGCCCACACGCTATACACCAGGTATTGCTTCTGCACGTCAACCATAGCTCCTAACATGACGGGGTCTTCTGTCGGCACTGTGGCCTGCCTGTAATCACGGGCGGCCTGGCGTCTCAGGATAAGCTCGGCGCCGATACTCTCAACTGGCGGCGGCGTCCACTCTTCGCCAAGTGTGCTGTTGACAAAGTTCTGCAAGTCGGCCGCTACGTCTTTGCTCTCAAGGAAGTTTGTGACAACGTCGGACCACTTCACCCACGGCGCATAGAAACTAGGTAGATGGAATCCCACATGGCCAGGGTCGTGGCTCGTTGCTGTACTGCGCCATTCGCCCCTTTCAACAGCCTCCTCTTTCTCGCCGTCGGTCCAATGGTGACCGCATTTGTCATTCTCGCACTGGTAATAAGCATCACGAGCGGCTATGGCTGGATCGGCCTTGCTGTCAAACTTTATCCGCTCCCACTCAAGAACCTGCATTACGCCGCATTTAGGGCACGGCACAAAGTACCTACGCTTGTCCGATCGGTCATAGCTCACGGTTATATGGCCAGACGGCGTGGTCGGGGTGCTGTTCTCTATGATCTTACGAAACATTTCAAATGTTTTCGTTCGCTCAATCGCAAGGTGAACAGCCCGCGCTTCCTTCCCCGTCTGCTCTGGGAATTTGTCAACCTCGTCAAGCAACAAAAACCTGACTGGACGTGTGGCAAGGTTCGCTGCACTATTGCTGCCGACTATATTCAAGACGCACTGCTTCAGTTGATACTGCATCTTTTTGAAGTCGTCTGGATCGCCAGTCATCTCTCGAGCTATGCGCGGGCTATCTTCGATTATCGGCTGTATGCGGGTCTCGCTTACGCTCTGGCCAATCGCACTATTGGGCATAACCAGAAGCATCGGGTCGGGGTCTTCGCAAATCCAATAACCAAGGGCGCAATGCAGCACCAGCGACAAGCCAGTCTGTGCGCCCTTCTTTATCGTGACGGTATGAACGTTGGTGTCCTGTAGGGCGTCAAACACGCCACGGACGTATGCGTTTAAGTCGGTACTGTATGGGCCTTTGTACGCGGTCGGCTGTCGGGCGCCAAGCACAATATGATCCTCGCACCACTGCCACATGGGGCGCTCTGGTGGTAGTGCGTAACACTTGCGCCAGTACGACTGCCCCAAGTCAAGAATCATTTCATAACCCTATCAACCCCGACCACTTGCGTCGTGGCTGGCTGTGTGTAAATGGCTATCTCGCGGCCGTCACGGTATACCCTCGTGAAACCCTTGCGCCCTATCACCACCATGTCCGCCTCAGTATCAAACACTTCCTCACGGCCCTTTATGCCAACGCGGATATGAACTCGCCACGGGATAGACTGCTGCACTGGTGGGGCATGGTCTCTGTTCTGGGGAAGGTGACGACAGGTCTCAGCGGCGGATTCAAGCGTCTCCATGTTGCACCTGGTATTGCACAGTGCGTTATACAGCGGACAATTGCTCATCTCATCCTCGGCGGCTGGTTGTTCAGAGCCATGATTATTACCACGGCCGCAAAAAACAAAAGAAGTATTGTCATGATCACTTGGTGTATCACTCGCACTCCTGCACGTTTTCGGCCATATCACGAATATGCGCCGACTGTTCCTTGACCAGCTCGCGCAGAGACGCCACCTGCTCGGTCAGTTTCTTTATGAATGGATCCAATTCAACCAATCCAGCGTAGTCCAGATCGCCCATCCACGACATGTCGGTGTCACCTGGCTTAATGCATGTGTCGTCAAACCTTAGCCGATAACGCAAAACCAACCCGTCAGGCTGACCCTCGATAACCCGCATCGAAACAAACGTTAAGTGACCCGCCTGGATCGGTTCGGCCGGCGCGTCTGGTCGCTTGGATTTTAACTGCACCGGGCCATTGTTGCTTGCTCCGATAAGGTCAAGCATGTCGTGCGCCCGACCGTCATCGCCTTCCTTCAAGGTCTGCTCAAGTTCGATTATTCTGGTCATTCTCCGTCGCCTCCTGGTTCGCCGTCGCTCAATGACTTCATGCAGTCGCGGACGGCCTTGGTTATGATGTCCATGAATTGCTGCGGCGTCTTGTTCTTTAGCTTCGTGGTCAGGTATCTCGGTAGCCGCTTGAGTGCCTGCGCCACAGCCGAATGCGCCTCAACCATGAGCCGCTTATGCTCCCCGACCGGCATGACAGCACCCAGCGCCTGCTCGCTCTTCGCGTGGTCGTTCCTTAGTTTGCGCCGCGTGTCAATAGCCTTCTCCCAAGCCTCCTGCGCCTGGATCTGTAGCCCAGGTAGGTCAGACTCGCAACCAACATAACGCGCAAACGCCTGCGCCAACATGTAGTCCGCCTGCTGCAACGGATCCAGGTCAGCACCCTCCTCAACCGACAGCGGCTCA